TCTGTGCCAGCTCTTGCTCGTCCATGTATTCTGCAAGGTTGGCATTGAAATCATCTTCGCTTTCTGCTTCGGGCTCCAGCGTGATCTCCATTCCGTCGATGCCAATCGTCACGGCATCAGGATTTTCAATTTCAATTTCGATGGGTTCTTGGCCTTGGGCCAGTTCATCGATTCCTTGGGGAGCTTCGTACAAAGCTTTGTCGATTGCCATGTTTATTCCTTAAATGAATTTGCTGCTGCCAGCAATACGTTGGCCAATTGCTCCACCTTTAGACTTTTTTTCTGAGTCTGTAGTCATGTAACTACGTAAGGAGTCCAACATTTTTAACTGATTAGCATCATAGTTCATTGCACTGTTTGCGTCATCTGGCCATTGATTGGTCACATACCCTCTCATCGCAGAGTCTGTCGCGTTGCGAACTGCATCCGCTTCTGAACCCCCACTATCCAAAGTAGCTTGATAATCCCCGGCTTGGTGCCTAAGAATAGAAAGTTGTTTGGGGGCCCATGAACGCATCAATGATTGACGTATATTGTTGGCCACTGGGTCCGCATGTAAGACTTCTCCGGCTAAATCATCTGCGGAAAATTGATCGGGTCTATACACTTCAACACCTAATTGATGTATGGGGATTCTGTTCGGCCTTGGGTATTTCTCGTCGCCGGGCTCCCCAATAGGCCATGTTTCTGCATAGTTACCAGTATCAGAAGGATTAGTTATGACTACTGGATTGTGTCGTTTTAAGAAAGGGTATTTTGCTTGCGCATCGTTTATCAATTGTTCTTCATAGCTAGGCATCTTATCCCCTTTAAACTGTGTAGAACTGCTCTTTGCGTTCCATGATTAACCCCAAGTCTTTTTGGACACCCAGTGCTGAATGGTTTGCGCCGCTGCGATTACGAATGGTTGTGCCATCATCCAAATGTGCATATGTAGACCCGCGCGATGTTTTGAACATTGAGTCAACATTTTCCATGTCTTCAAATGGTGCGTAATCCATGTCAGCCATTTTGAATTCCTGTTAATAGTAAGAGCGCGAGCGGCGCTTGACTTTGATGTCGTCTTCTTCGTCAGAGTCTAGTCTGATAAAGCCGCCTTGACGGAAACGGATGAGCGCTTGGGTTGAAGAGTCAACCAAGTCGTCGTGTGCTGCATTTGGAAACGATGCCATCTGTTCGATCACTTCGTGTGCCCATCTCATGTCTGGAGCCCATACTTTACCCGAACGGAACAGGTCCGTCACGGAATTTAAACGCACGAATTTATCGTTGCCGCGCACCGGATTGTATGGGTACACCGTAATGCCCATGCGTTGCAATTCAAAAATAAGTGGCGAGCCCGCCGCTTTGGCTTCAATCACGCACGTATCAGGCTGCCATTCCCTGTACATCTCAATGGCTTTGTCCTTCAATTCCGGGAACTCCATGCGCTCCTGAAAGGCGTCGAGCAGAATAATGTTTGGGTCGTTTTGGTTTTCGTCTTTGTAGAAAACACCCCACGTTGTGCATGCCGAATAGTCAGACCGTTCATTTTTTGTGAACGCCGTGTCCCAAGATTGGATGATGAACTCACATGGCGGCGCGCGCTCGCCCTCCCACATCTTCCACCACTCCCGCTTGACCAGAGCACCTTCTTCGCCCGTTGGCCTTTGTTGGTACTGAGCATTCCACTTGGACGGCGGCAACTCTTCCCGCAAAGCTTCAAGTTCTTTGATCGACCAAAATTCTGGCCATAGGGGATTACCCGAGGGTAAGATTGCCGGCAGTTCAATGATGTCCCAATCTTCTCCAGTACTACGTTTCATTGCGTCCGCAAGTACCCGTCCCGTAAGGTCATTTTCCGCCCAGCGTGTGTTGTGACTAACTATGCCGTTGGCAATAAAATTTTCAGTTTTATCAATTTCAACATCAAATACCTCCTCTTCTCCATCAGGCAGGATTGCCACTATTGGGTCTGCTGTGAAGTCGGAGATACGATGCAGCTCTGTCAAGTACATCTGCTGTTTTTCCATAACCGACCGCAAGATTGCAGTCATTGCAGAGTAGTCCTCTGACCTTTCCCGTTTCATGGTTGTGGTCGATGCACAACTTTCCATTCCAATGCGCTCTGGTGTTTGTGTTTGACGGAGACTGGCCACAGACATCGCAGCAGTTACCACGTTCCGCCACCATTGCTTCATACTGCTCAAGGGTAATCCCGTACCGGTGTTTAATACGCCTAGCTCTGTTTTTTTCTGAAGATGGTTTTGCTGGTGGAAATTGTTTGATGTAGTGTTTACTGCATAAGCCACGACTTGAAGCAGGGTTTTTACATTCTTCAATAAGGCATGTAAACCCTTTCCATTTCCCATGATGCCCCAATGGTTGTATTGGCGCATTGGGGTTTTTGCGATGGTATGCGTCTTTGGCTTGGCATGGATGGCACCTTCCGGGTTTTCTTTTTGATCTTGATGGTCGTTCGCATCCTTCAACGATACAAGTAAATCCCCCACCTTCAGATTGTTTAGTCTTGTCCATTCAAGTACTCCTTCATTTATTACAAGAAACGGATGCCTCTCGTTTGCACGAAGAATTTTACCAGATAATGTTTGCACCTTGTATATGGAATCAATACCACTTGACCGCCAATTATTAACTTTGCTTGTTGACAACTTCCCGTTGTCAAATGTAGCTACTTGATCTCCGGGGCAAAGATCACGCAAAAATTTTTTAGAGCCATCCGCCATAAGAACTGACGTATCTCCAGTCATACACATCACCATCACGATGGTTCCGCCCGGCTGTAAACGTTGCCGGGGACCGGATGTGTACCACTCATAGACTTTTTGGTAGACCTCTGGGTTGCCAGCGGCCAGTGCAGCTTCTTGTTCGGAATGGGGGTCGTCGATGATCACAATGTCACCGCCCTTACCTGTCACCGTACCGCCCACGCCAATCGCAAAATACTCGCCGTTTTTATTCGTGCTCCAGCGCCCCGCCGCCTTGCTGTCTTGCCGCAGTGAGACGTCAGGAAATACTTTCGAATATGTTTCTGAGCCAACCAAGTTACGAACCTTACGGCCAAACCCCACAGCCAGTTCACCGGTGTTGGAACATTGGATGATTTTTTTGTGTGGAAATTTGCCAAGGAACCAGCTTGGAAAAAGGTACGACGCAAACTCAGACTTTGTATGGCGCGGCGGCATATTAATGATCACGCGCTTCAATGTGCCATCGGCGATAGCTTCGAATTTTTTTGCCATCAGAGCATGATGCCGCCCATGGATAAACCCCGGCCACATCAATTTCACATATTCCATGAAATTTTTCTGAGCCTTCTCCCTAACCAGCGCCGACTGATACGTCTCCACTTCATCCAGCAATGAGTCATACATCGCCGGATCCAATTTTGAAATCAGCTCTTTCAATGCTTCAGGCGTGACATCACTCATTCTTCCGCCTCATAAGTCATCTTAAAAATTTCATCTTTGCAAGGATAGTGCTCACCCTTCACGCCTGTGATGATCCAGTCGCCCGGCGTCACAACGTGACCTCCTTCAAGAGTATCTACCCAACCGCATTCGCCGTCATAAAATTTTGGCGCTGGTTTTCTTACAGCAGGATGATCGCCCATCTTGAACCACTGGGTGGCTTCAATCACTACAGGTTTTTTTCTAAACTTTGCCATGCTCTACCCTTTCACTCTATATTTCTAAAATTTATATAGACCGGCCGAATGCTTCGTTTTCGTTCTAAGCGCTTTAGAACTCCGAGCTTCACCAACCTATCTACAATCTCTTTCGTATTCCCAATACCCGTCTTCCCACGGATATCCGCAATCTGCCTAAGCGTAGGGCTATGCCCCCACTTCTTCCACCATTCATCAACGATCAAAAAAACTTCCCTCTGCGCCGGGCTCATATCTCTCTCCAAACATTCTTCAAACGTCAACTTCTTCCTCGTTGCCATCTTTCGATTAATCTGTAATCGCGTGTAAACGTTTCCACGCGCCTCCCATAAGTTCTCATTTTTCAAAATATATACCCCGGGGGTGTTTGATTAAGTTTTACTACCGGGGGGTGTTTCCATGAGCTCGGATTCGAGGCTGGTGGAAAAATTGAGGGGGGTGGTCGATTTTGGTGATGTTTGAGTGTGTGGCATAGTATGTATGGATCCATGGGACTCCTTTG